GAATTATCGCTGCACAAAAACTTATTGGGTTGTCTAAGTATACTCGTATTGCTCAGTGGTGCGCTAGGCGCGGTACTTTGCAGGAAGAACTGGCCAATGACATCGCGCGAGAAATCGCACGAGTCACAGGAGCCACAGACCTAGGTGTTTACATACAGGCTGTGCATGGCTGCTGCGAGAACAGAGGCATCATGGCACATTCAAGTCTCACACAGACCACTGTGCTCAAAGGTGCATTTAAAGACGACGGCAATACCAAGAAAGAGTTTTTTGACAATATCAAACTGCAACAGGAGTTTGCACCGCGATGATGTACATTACCAATCGTTACAACAGCGTTCGCTTGCCGGTTGAGCCCGGCATGTTAGAGTGGCTGCAACAACAATACCCATATAGTCAATATCGTATAGTAACTGTGTAAGGAGATAGCATGTTTCTTAAATTGCTAGAGCGTCTAGGTCGTAAACGCATCATCATGGATCGTGTCAACAACGAACCTTATCTAGAACGCTACTACTTGTTGTTCAGTGATCGTGGCAGCTTTCCATTCAATGTGTTCTTGCACAAGTTTCTCAAGAGTGATCCCGATGATCATCATGATCATCCTTGGAATTACCGCACACTGATCCTGCGTGGTGGCTATTGGGAATGGCGTCCCACATTTGATGCTGCGGGTCGCAAGACTGGTGAAGTATCCAAGTGGTATGGCGCTGGTAGTTTCCGTAGTGCAAAAGCCAATACATACCATAGGATCGAACTGGATCCCATGGTTGAGTGTTGGACCCTGTTCATGCCAGGTCGCAAAGTGCGTGACTGGGGCTTCTTTAGTCGTGGTACTTGGATCCAGTGGGAACAGTACCTAACCAATAGGTCTGTATGATTTCATTACCACGTGGTTGCGCGGTAAACTATCCCGTATACGTGGAGATAGATACGCTTACTGAGGACATGATTGATTGGTATCGCCAGGTCGATGGTACTGTGACTGAAGATAAGTTCTATAACCATCGAGGACAAGAGGTTGTAAAAATCTATGTGAGTTATGGTCGTGGCAAACGCTGCTACTATCACAGCAATGGCCTGGGTCATGTACGCCTGCACTTTCAAGGCGAAGATGCCCCTGTTGCCACCATGTTTATTATGAAATTCTTAGATGACGTTATTGGACACAATATGCAAGAAAATCAAGAACAAAGGAATAAGTTGTATTCACCCCAGTGGTAATAAATACTACACCGGTCTCTGGACATCATCCCGGTATACAAATTCTGCTGCCTATGCTACACTAACATAGGAGAAACAAGCATGTCATTACAACCAATCGTATACAAATATACAAGTACAAAAGAGTACATAGACGCATTTCCTTGCGCTTATAGACAATGGAGGGCCGATAGTCATTGCAATATGAATCACGGTTACTCGTTTAGTATGAAGTTCTATTTTGGAACCAACGACCTAGACGTTCGCAACTGGGTTGCCGACTACGGCGGATTGAAAGAACTTAAAAAGATCTTAGAAGACCAATTTGATCACACAACTCTGGTGGCACATGATGATCCAGAACTTGAGTTCTACAAAGAAATGGAACGCCGCAAGTTGGCCAAACTAACTATCCTGCCAGCCATGGGATGCGAGTCGCTGAGTGATATGCTGTACAAATATGTCAATGGTGTTTATATCCCCGACTACTGGGGCGAAGGTGAAGCCAAGCGACTGTGGTGTTATCGTGTGGAAGTGCGCGAGACACAGGCTAACATGGCTTTCCGTGAAGGACATCGTGAATGGAACGAGGACTTGTTTGCATGAACGCAAAAGAGAAAGAAGTGATGGACATTCTGCAAGAGGAATGTGCCGAAGTGATCCAGGCGGTTAGCAAATGCAGCCGCTTTGGTATCGACAATTACAAGCCCGGCAAGCCCTTGACCAACAGACAACACCTTGAAGAAGAACTTGGTGATCTGTTGGCCATGGTCGATATCATGCTGGAACAAGGCATTGTCAATATAGCCAAATTGGACGAAGCCAAGGCAAATAAAAAACACAAACTTAAGAAATGGTCTACCATATATGAGTAAACTCAAAGTAGCAGAACTATTCTACAGCATTCAAGGCGAAGGCAGATACATGGGTGTGCCCAGTGTGTTCTTGCGTGTATTTGGATGCAATTTTCGCTGCGCAGGCTTTGGCATGCCACGCGGAGAATTAAGTATGGAGGCTGCTGGTATTGCAGCTACACATTCATTGGTTACCCCTTTTCAAAAGTATGGAGAGCTTCCGTTAGTAAGCACAGGATGTGATAGCTATGCCAGTTGGGATCCAGCATTTAAAGATCTAAGTCCTGTACGTAAAAATACTGAACTTGCAGAGGACATTGCTGCCATGCTGCCATTCAAGGAGTGGCGTGACGAGCACTTGGTGATCACAGGTGGTGAACCATTACTGGGTTGGCAACGTGCATATCCCAGCTTGTTGGATGATGCCAAAATGTCTGGATTACGAGAGATCACATTTGAAACTAACGGAACACAGCCACTCACTAAAGAATTTAGGCAATACTTGTTGAATTGGACACTGGGCAATAAAACTCGCGGTCGCGAAGCATTGACATTCAGTGTGAGTGCCAAACTGCCATGCAGTGGTGAGCGATGGGAGGAAGCCATACGCCCCGAGATTGTGTGCCAATATGAAGATGTTGGGCACACATACTTGAAACTGGTAATTGCTAGCCGAGAGGACTTTGCCGATGCGCAACGTGCGGTGGCGGAATACCGTGCAGCTGGATTTAAAGGTCATGTGTATTTGATGCCCATTGGTGGTGTTGAAAGCGTGTATGCACTAAACAACAAGAACGTGGCTGTCTTGGCCATGAATGAGGGTTGGCGCTACAGTGATCGACTGCAAGTACCGCTGTTCAAGAATGAGTGGGGCACCTAAAGATTGGAGTACAGGTGCCCCAGAAGATTACGAGTATGTGGCACAGGTCAAGTACATGGGCGACCACACCTGGATGGAAATAAAAGAGGATTAATATGGGAATACTTGATAAGCTATTTGGCAAGACAGCGCCAACACCCGAACCAGTTGTAGCTACGGTTCTGGAAGAACCTAAAACAAAGGCCAAGCGCATACCACGCAAGCCCAAAGAAACATGGGTAGCGCCCGTAACGTCTCCCAAAGAAGCAGCCACCCTGCGCGGCGATCCTTGGGTAGGTGTGATCAGTGTTGAGCTGGATGCAGAGAATGTAGGCAATGGTGCGTTTGAACTGGATTGGAACGACAAGTTCCTGGCTCAATTGGTACGTGCTGGCTTCCAAAGAAAACCCAATGAGCCCGAAAGTGTCATTATCGACCGTTGGTTCCAGGAGGTTTGCCGCAATGTAATTATGGAAAACTTTGAGCAATACGAAGCCAATATCCCTAGAGACCCCAGGGGTATACAGCGCAAAGATTTGGGCGACGGTCGCGCAGAAATAGGTTGACAAGGGTGGAGTAATATGCTATTATTACTCAATGAAATACCTACTAGTAGACACAGCTAACACGTTTTTTCGCGCACGTCACAGCGCGAGTCGACAGAGCGATACATGGGATCGCTTGGGTTTTGCTATGCATGTTACACTGGCCAGTGTGAACAAGGCCTGGCGTGATCAGGGTGCAGATCATGTGGTATTCTGCTTAGAGGGTCGAAGCTGGCGCAAAGATTTCTACGAGCCCTACAAGAAGAATCGGTCAGTTGCTCGTGCAGCACTGACAGAAAAAGAAGCTGAAGAAGATCGATTGTTTTGGGAGAGCTTTGATGCACTCAAACAGTTCCTGGCAGACAAGACCAACTGCACAGTATTGCAGCATGCCAACCTAGAAGCAGATGATTTAATTGCTGGCTGGATACAGAGTCACCCCGGCGACGAGCATGTGATCGTCAGCAGCGACACTGACTTCTACCAATTGCTGGCCGCCAATGTTCGGCAGTACAATGGTATCGCTGATGAACTGCACACCCTAGAAGGCATCCTTGATAAGAAGGGCCGCCCGGTCATCGACAAGAAAACCAAAGAGCCTAAACGTATTCCTGACCCCAGCTGGATCCTATTTGAGAAGTGCATGCGCGGTGATCCCACCGACAACGTGTTCTCGGCCTATCCTGGCGTGCGTACCAAAGGCAGCAAGAACAAGGTGGGCTTGGAAGAAGCCTATGCCGATCGTGCCAGCCAAGGCTTCGCGTGGAACAATCTCATGTTGCAGCGTTGGGCCGACCACAATGGTGTTGAGCACAAGGTCTTAGATGACTACCATCGCAATCGTGTACTAGTGGATCTCACTGCACAGCCAGATGACATTAAACAGAAGATCGCCGAGACTATTGCCACAGGCAGTACCACATTGAACCGCCCCATGATTGGTGGTCAGTTCCTCAAGTTCTGTGGCCGGTACGAGCTCAATCGCCTAAGCGAACAGGCTCAGAGTTTTGCAGAATTCTTATCAGCCAGCTATCCAGAAAAATGAAAATCCCTGCCGCACGTAAACCCAAGCACATACATCGTGACAAACTTGGCCGCGAATTAGTAATAGGCGACTGTGTGGCCGTTTCACATCGCAACGATTTGCAAGTAGCCAAGATTGTTAGTTTGCTACCTAAAATGGTCAAAGTAGAAATGCTTAACGTCAAGAAGTTTTCGTGGTATGCCGGAGAGCATAACAAGTACGGTGAACAGATGGTGGTTATCGATAACGAATATGTTACCATGTATCTATTAAAGGCGCAGTTATGAACGAACGAATTAAAGAACTTGCCAGCCAAGTGCTCGATGAATTAGTACCCGAGACTTGGACGGCATTGAAGTACGATAAAATCAAAGAGATTCAGTTTCGTACCGCCGAGTTGATTGTGCAGGAATGTATCTCAATGGCAGATAAAGAATCAGAACGCTATTCTAATTTAGATCAAGAGTACTGTTCAATGGCTATGGATAATTACAGAGAACTTGTAAGAAAACATTTCGGAGTTGAAGAATGATTGAACTTACACCAGACGAACACAAGATACTAGTTGATGCTATTCAGGATTCTGCCACTGTTGTACATAAAGGACGAAAAGATATGAACGAACGAATTCGACAACTTGCTGAACAGGCTGGACTAAGATTTACTCAACTGATGAGCAATCCAATGGTTCCTGTTGTGGATGGTCGAGAAACAGATTTGGCAAAGTTCGCCGAGTTGATTGTGCAGGAATGTGTTGGAGTTGTAGAAGGTGGCAGCTTCCTACACGATCAAGCACCAACTGCTATATTTGCTAGAGAATGTAGCGGCGCAATTAAACGACATTTCGGAGTTGAAGAATGAAAAAAATTGAATTAGATGGTGAAATTGCAGACGGTATTGCCTTGGCAGTACTTAAAGAGCAACGTGCTTATCTTAAAAAAGAACTAGCACAATGGAAAAAGAATCCCAAGAGTGATACCAATCCTACCGGATATTGGCTGCATCCCGGCGATGTAGTTGGCAACATGCAAATCATTGCAGCCTTGGACTTACTTGTTGGATACTTTGGAGGTAAAGAATGAACATGCC